GAACATGCGAGGCGGTAAGGCCGCCAAGAACTACCGCCGCCTCACCGTCGACAACGTCTGGTACGACGAGTTCTCGGGCTTCGACCGCGACATCGAGAAGGAAGGCAGCCCCGGCAAGCTGGGCGACAAGCGCCTGGAGGGCGCCACCTTCCCCAAGAGCATCGCCGGCAGCACGCCGAAGACCCGCTACGAAGACAACACCGAAGACCGTGAGGCCGATGCCGAGGCCCACATGCGGTGGCACGTGCCCTGCATGCACTGCGGCGAGCTGCACCAGCTCACCTTCGGCGGCAAAGACCGCAAGCACGGCCTCAAGTGGCTGCCCGGCGAACCCTCCACCGTTGGCCACGTCTGCCCGCACTGCGGCGGCGTCATCACCCAGGCCGACTACCTCAGCGTGTGGCACGCCGGCGTGTGGGTGTGCGAGCGCACCGGCATCTGGCTCGACAGCGGCCGCATCCCGCCCGACGCCGAGGCCGCCTTCCACACCGCCGACAGCCTCGACTGGCGCGTGTGCGCCTGGCCGCGCCTGCCGCACGACCAGGTCAACCCGACCGTGGTGCCCACGCCCGGCCACGTGGCCATGCGCATCTGGACGGCCTGCGCGCCCCAGGCCTCGTGGGTCACCATCGCCGAAGAGTTCATCAGCGCCTCACGCCTGGCCGAGCGCGGTGACATCTCGCTGCTCAAGACCTTCGTCAACACCACCCTCGGCGAAACCTGGGAAGAGAAGGGCGAAGCCGCCGACGAACACGCCCTGCAGGCCCGCGCCGAAGACTACCCCCTGTGCGTCGTGCCCGTCGGCGCGCTCGAGCTCACCGCCGGCGTCGACATCCAGGGCAATCGCTGCGAGATCGCCGTCTGGGGCTGGGGCGTGCTCATGGAGTCGTGGGACGTCGACCACGCCATCATCGAATTCAACCCCGCCGCCGAAGAAGACTGGCTGCAGGTCGAGCAGTACCTCATGCGGCGCTACCCGCAGGCCTGGCACACCGGCGCGCACCTCAGCCTGGCCAGCATCACCATCGACAGCAACTACCAGACCCAGGCGGTCTACAGCTTCGTGCGGCGCATGCAGTACCGCATGAAGGTGTGGGCCGGCCGCGGTGACAACCAGCTCGGCACGCCCATCCTCGGCCCCGGCCGCCCGCAGGAAGTGAACTGGCGCGGCCAGCGCTGGCCCAACGGCATCAAGCAGTGGACCGTCGGCGTCGACAGCGCGAAAGACCTGCTGCACGGCCAGCTGCAGATCCAGCAGCCCGGGCCCGGCTTCATCCACCTGAACAAGCACCGCCCGCGCGAGTGGTTCGAACAGCTCACCGCCGAGCAGCGCGTGCCCACCAAGGGCCCCACCGGCACCGTCGAGCGCTGGGTCAAGCGCCGCCCGCGCAATGAGGTGCTTGACTGCCGCAACCTGGCGTTGCACGCCGCCTACAAGATCGGCCTGCACCAGCGCAGCGAAGCCGAATGGCGCCGCATCGAAGCCGCGCTGCAGCCGCCCGTCGACCTGTTCACGCCGCAGCCCGTGGCCGCCACGCCGGCGCCCGCCGCCTCGGCCGGCGCCGCATCGCTGCCCGCGCGCCCCGTGGCGCCGCCCCCTGTTCGCAAAGCCCCCGCCACGGCTGTCGCCGGCGGCCGTCAATGGTGACCTCACACATGGCCCGCAACCCCAAGCCCGCCCGCGCCCCGCAGCAGCCCGCGCTCACCCTGGTCGAAGCCGCGCCGGCCGCGCCCGCGCCGGTGCCGCACCATCTGGGCGAGCAGTTCGCCAATGCCGACTTCGTCGACCGCGTGTGGGACTACCTGCTGCAGCAGTGGCCGCAGCGCCTGCAGGACATCCCGGCCGACGAAGTCGAGGACGTCAAGCAGCTCATCCGCCAGGGCGAGCGCGGCGAGCGGCCCTACATCACCCCGGCCGGCGCCACGCAGCGCGAGCGGCGGGCCATGCAGATCCTGGCGCTGTTCAACGGTCGCAACGCGAGCGAAGTGGCCCGGGTGGTTGGCGTCGGACGGGCGACGGTGTACCGTGTGCTCAAGCAGCAAGGGAAGGCGTAGGCATGTACGGCATCTATCTCAAGTGCGAGCAGTGCGGCAAGACCATCGGCGGCGAAGAGGTCACGCCCAAGCAGCAGGGCATTCCGCCGCTCACGCGCTGGCAGCGCACCGAGCTCCGCCTGCTTGCGGCTGACCGCGGATGGACGCACCAGCCTCGGGACGACGATTTCTGTCCTGACTGTAGCAAGGCGCGCGCGACAGATTCGACTGCTCCACCTGCTGCATGACGTGTCCCGTCGCCGCAAATCGTCTCACCCTCGCCTAGAAATGAGACAGCCGCCCGCCTAGCCTGCCGGGCATGGCTTTCACGCAGGCGGATCTCGACAACCTCAACGCGGCGATCGTCGGCTCTGAGCTCGAAGTCGAGTATCAGGGCCGGCGCGTCCGCTTCCGCTCGGTCGCCGAGCTGACGGCGGCCTACCAGCACGTCAAGGCCGAGCTGGCCCAGCAGGCCGCCGCCTCCACCGGCACCCGCAGCAGCTTCCGCTTCAACTTCGCCACCACGCGCGAATGATGGCTGCCGGCACCCCGTCGCTGATCGACCGGCTGATCGGCTACGTCAGCCCGCGCCGCGGCCTGGCCCGGCACTTCGACCGCATCCGCCTGCAGCGCGCCTACGAAGCCGCCAGCCCGCGCGACGGCTGGCGCCCGCGTCGCGGCGGCGCCAGTGCCAACGCCGACCACGCTGCCGACGCCAACGCCATCCGCACCAAAGCCCGCGCCCTCGTGCAGAACGTGCCCTACGTTGCTGCCGGCCTCGAGGCCCTGGTCAGCAACACCATCGGCACCGGCATCAGCACCTACGCCACCGGCCGTGGCGCGAAGAAGACGAACGACGTCTGGGCTGAGTGGTGCAAGGTCTGCGACGCCGACGGCCGGCTCGACTGGTACGGCATGCAGGCCGCCGCCTACCGTGCCATGGAACAGGACGGCGAGGTGCTCATCCGCCTGCGCCCGCGCCTGGCGTCTGACGCACTGCCCGTGCCGCTGCAGCTGCAGCTGCTCGAAATCGACTGGCTCGACGGCGCCCGCATCACCGGTGGCGAAGCCGGCAACCAGGTCATCAACGGCATCGAGTACGACATGCTCGGCCGCGTGGTCGCCTACTGGCTGTGGGACCAGCACCCCGGCGACGTGAACCTGGTGACCCGCATGCGCTCGCAGAGCCGGCGCGTGCCGGCCGCGTCCATCATCCACCTCTTCAACCCCGACCGCCCGGGCCAGGGCCGCGGCTTCAGCCGCCTGGCGCCCATCATCCCCCGGGTGCGTGACCTGCAGCTGTACGAAGACGGCGAAATCGCGCGCAAGAACCTCGAGTCGCGCCTGTCGGTCATCGCCACCGGCGACGTGGCCAGCATGGCCAACCCCGGCGCCAGCGGCGAGAGCACCGACCCCAACGCCACCGGCGACCTCGGCCAGCTCACCAGCGGCGGCATCACCCGCCTGCCGCCGGGCCTGAACATCACCACCGTGGCGCCCAACGCCGCCCCGGGCTACACCGACTACGTCAAGCAGCAGCTGCACATCATCGCCGTGGGCATGGGCGTCACCTACGAGATGCTCACCGGCGACATGCGCGAGGTCAACTTCAGCAGCAGCCGCGTGCGCCAGGCGGACTTCCGCCGCCAGGTCGAGTCGCGCCAGTGGCTGTGCCTCATCCCGCGCCTGGTGCTGCCCGTGTGGCGTGCCTTCATCGACGCCGGCGTGCTCGGCGGCCAGTTCTCGCGCCCCACCTACGCGTGCGAGCACAACACGCCGAAGTGGGACTACGTCAACCCGCAGCAAGACGCCAACAGCGAGCTGGCGCTCATCAGCTCGGGCCTGCTGACCATCAGCGAGAGCCTGCGCAAGCGCGGCTACAAGCCCGAGGCCGTCTTCGCCGAGCTGAAGGCCGACTTCGACAAGCTGCGCGAACTGGGCGTGCTCGACGTGCTCTTCATGCTGCAGAAGGGCAAGACCCTCACGCAGGCCGAGCAGCCGCCGGCCACCAGCGGCCAGGCCGGCGACGGCAACGCGCCGTGACCCGCAAATCGTCTCACGCTCGCCTAGAAATGAGACAGCGCAATCAGCACGATGCACTCTGATGGAACCCAACACCGCAGCCCCTTCGTCGCAGTCTGACCGCGTGCACGTCATGCCGCCGCA